CGGAACTCATAGCACTTGAAACGATTGACTGGATAGATGCCCATGTACTTGATACAGTGCTAGCAATCGCACTTAGTACACTGCTGATAAGCGACAGGATGGCGTTCCAAATCGCACTGATAGTGGCTTGAATAGCTGACATGATTGACGAAATAGCCGCTTGAACTTGCGAGAAGTTACCAGTAACCAATCCGACGATGGCAGCTAATACACCAGCTAAAACAGCTTGAATACCCGTCCAGATAGCGGTCCAAATCGCTTGAATAGCTGACAAGGTACTTGAAATGATGCTTGAAATACCGGCCATGATAGGTGACAGAATAGACATGATTGTGTTCCAAACGGTTGAGAACACTGTCTGGATAACTGTCCATGCTGCTGACCAAATGGATTGAATCACGGCAATCCCGGCACTAATCACACCGCTAATGGCAGTCATAGCTCCGCCAGCGATTTGTTGAAGCAATGCCCAAAGCGTTTGGAATGGAATAGCTAACAATGCCCATGCTGCATTCCAGATTGCGAGAATAAATTGAATACCCGCTTGGATAATCGGACCAATAGCATTGATACCGATTGAAACAAGAGACTTGATGCCTTCCCAAACAGTAGACAAGATAGTCTTGAGTGTCTCCCACGCTCCAGACCAGTCACCTTGCAGAATCTGCATACCCATCTTGATGATGTTGAGGATAACTTCAATGACTGTTGAAATAACTGTGGTAATCATTTGCCAGCTTGTCGAGAACAGTGTGATCAGCAAATTCAATCCAGTTTGAACGACTGGGAGAATAGCGTTCATGACACTTTCAATTATGCCCTTGAACATATTCCAGTAAGTTGTCGCTGTCTGCATAATCAAGGCGTGGTTTTCGTTCCAGAATGAAGTCAACTGACCCCAAATTGACATGACAAACGACACAATGGCTTGAACAGCGCTAGTGATTGCACTCTTGATGGTTTCCCAGATTGCAATGACTTGTGAACGGAAATTCTCGTTATGGTTCCACAAATCAACAAGCGCAGCTACTACCATCCCAACCGCTAACGCAATCCCAGCGAACGCAGCAAGGGCAGCAGCAGAAACACCGCTGGCAGCACTACCAAATGAAACCATCATGGCTTCACCACCTTCGAAAGCCATTGAAAAGCCTTCTACTGCTGCGGTACCACTTGAGAAGAACCCAGCAAGCGAGCTGATAGCACCACCAATTGTACTTAGTGCAGAAACGACGTTACCGACCCAAATGATTAAAGTCCCAAGCACTGTGATAATAGGCCCCGCTGCTCCAACGATAAGCGCTGCCCATTTTACCCAGCCATCCACTGGCAGATTGTCCCAGATAGTCCCTAGAACACGCACCACATTGTCTTTAAATGTGATGATAGTCTGCTTCATGTTTTCCATGAGTTGCTTGATATTAGCTTCGTTGTTCCCAAGACCGGCCACCAAGTTCTCAGCGGCTGCTTTCATGGAATTAAACGAACCCGAAACAGTTGTACTTGCTTCTTTCGCAGTCGTTCCGGTTACTCCCAATCTGTCTTGAGTAATACCGATGGCATCAATCAAGGTGTGGAATGGAATATCACGGATATTGTCAGCCGTAGCTTCAAATTCGCCATTCAAGACACCAGACTCATTGACCAAACGAGCCATTTCGGACATGGTACCACCATAACCGAGTTTCAAGTTATCCAACATTGAATAGTTGTCTTTGGCGAAACCTTGATAAGCGTTTTGAATGTCCGTCATGTTAGTACCGAACTTGTTCGCATTATCTGACATTTGGACAAGGGCTTTATCCCCGTATTTCGCAGCTTTGGCAGTATCACCGCCTAGACCTTGTAACAAGGTAGCTGAGAACGACGTTACCTGCTCCATGTATCGGTTAGCAGACACACCAGCCGTCCTATAGGCTCGGTTGGCGTTCTCGATAACGTTGGTTCCCTCACGGTCCATTGTGTTATAGAGCGCTTGGGCTTGTTGTCTGGTCATGCCGTAGTCTCTGGCTAGGGTGTTGACGCTTGAACCATTCTGTTTGAACAACGTAGAAACACCACCTAACGATTGCTCAAGGTCTGCATAACCTTTGATTACGGCAGTTAACCCACCGACCATCGGCAGTGTGAAAGCTGTGGTCATTCCAGCTCCGACTGACTGCATGGCACTACCGACTGACTTTAAACTGCTACCAACTTGAGCAAGCATGCCCCCAGACTGATTTCTCAAATCAGCAAGGGCAGACTTGGCAGCATTGACACCATTGGTGAAGTCGCTTGAGTTGGCACGTAATATGGCCGTAACGTCAAAAGATGCTCCCATTAACTACCCCCTTTCTTTGTTTGATTGATGATCCTATTCTTATCAGCTAACGAGAGCGCTCGACTTCTAGGCGCAGTGTCCTCTGGTTTAAATATTTTACTGAACTCTTTTTCATGGTCATAAAACTCATTAAAGGTTCTGTAAGCTGAGCGAACACTCTTGCCCTTGCCTTTGGTAGCTTGCACGGTCTGGTTATACCATGCTTGAATTGCTGCGTTAAAGCGGATGTCCTCTTGTTTAATTGCGTAGGCGGTGTTATACACCTCGAACTCAACAAGCGTTGTCCTGGCAGCTTCGACGTAGCTCATGCCGTGCCTTGCAATCAAGAGGGCCATTGCGTCGTCATAGCTGAAATCATAATCTGGTTGACTTTGCCCTACTCTTGAACGTTCATTGCGAGTTTGAGTAGGGATGACGCTTTTAACTCGTCAATAATAGAGTCGATTGTCTCCTTGTATTTACCTTTGTCAATCAAATCAGCAAGATAGGCTTCAATGTCTGCATCACTTGGCTTTTGTGGCGCTGTAATCGTACCAGCTTTGATGATGTCCACGAATGCAAGAGGGTCGTTGATAGCGACACCGGCTGAAATCAATGTCATAGCACCATAACCAGTCTTCATGCCCTCAAGCTCTGCTGAGTGCAATTTGTTGATCTCACGTAAGAACGCAAGTCCAAAAATCAAATTAAAGTCTCGTCCGTTGATAGATAGAATCATGTTTTATTTCTCCTTTATACAAAAAAAGCAAGGGCACAAAGCCCCTGCAATTAGACTAGATAGATGAAACTAGGCTGTCTTCTTTAGCAAGAGTGTGGTAGTCGTATTGAGCGCTTGCGACTGCTTTCTTCTGAGCTTCTGTCAAGCTGTCGGTTGAAATAATACCGTTACCATCAATAGCCATCTCGTAAGAAAGCTCCACTTTGTCGTCAGCGGGTGCTGAAATTTCAAAGTTCTTAAGATAGCCTTGGTAATATTCAACGTCATAGACATCTTTTCCACCAGACGCACGTTTAGAAGCAAGGTCAACTTGCCAGCACTCTACTTTGTCGCCTGCGATGAACCATTTACGCATTTCACGCCACATCTCAGTAGTAGTACCGTCTTCACGATATGCAAGTGATACGAATTCCCCAGAAACTTCACCGTCTGAAATTGAGTTAACCACACCGTCTTTAGTTTTGGTTGTTTCAACCTCTTTCTCAGCATTGATAGTGTGTTCTGTTTGGAAACGTACTTTAGCAGCGTCTTGTGTTTTTTGGTCTTTAACACGACGGAAGAAGACCATGAGGTCTTTCCCAAGAATAAGTTCTGCCATTTATTCCTCCTTTTTGGTATATGTAAATGAAAAATCCAGCACAATGTGGATCAATGGCTGGACGTCTGTATTATCCGGTAAGACTTGCTTGTCTGTACCAGTTGATATGGACGGTTTGTCTTATCGTTCCAAAATTGTCGTTATTGAGTGTAGGTGCTGAGCTATTCTCACCAATGAAAGCGAAAGGATAGCTAGCGGATGAATCGGGTAAGTAGTCGTAAGTTGCTAGCGTCTCACTAGCAATAGCAAATAGATTTCTGAATAAGTCGTGGTTAGGTGTCATTTAAAGGCTCCTTCCATTACTTTTCGGATTTGTTCCGTGAAATAAGGCTCGATTTGTTGCATCATTGGACGCATAAACGGCTTACCGGGCTGATAGCGTGTTCCAAACTCTTGAAATCCGCTATAAGAGGCGGCTGAATGGATGTGCGATTCTTCGCCCATGTGCCTAGTGGTGATATTGGCTCTCAAGAAACCAGTATCGACTGGCGCAAGCCCTTTTGAAATGCTCTTGCCTTTCTCAGCTGAGTTTTTAAGAGCTGTTTGAGCTTGTGTCCTAACCCCTTGACTTGCCTTATTCAAAGCAGCAGCGAGGACTGTGTCCCCTCTCCACTCGATTGTGAAATTAGCCATTTAGTTCACCTCTTTTCAACCTGATTGCGCCCTTAATCGGTGCGTCAATCTGTTCGATAGGGTAATACTTCTTACCCCCATAAAGAGCGTAGTCAAACGGCTTCTGCTCTTTACTGAATCGGCATATCATGACCACGTCCGACCTACTCCCATAGGCTTCAAATACACGCTGTTGGTCAATAAAATTGACTAAACAAGGTACAATCTTGCTAGACTGTGCCTTTTCTTCGTGCTTATCAGTGATTGGGTTGTAAGTCGAAACACCTTGCTTCACTAGCTTAATGCGGTGCGGTGTTTTCATAGAAACTTCACCTTACCTTTTCGAGCTAACGAGCCATCTAGGCCAAAATCTTTATCCAGAATCTTTCTGTAAGGCTTGAACATGTCGTCCCAATCCTCGTAGGTAACTGAATAACCGTCTACGTTCTCGGATTTGACACCCTCTGACCCCTTACGACCATAGAGCTTGTAAACAACATTTTCGATGATGAAATGATACTTCTTGTCAATCTCGGTTGTTCCGACTAACGCTTTGAAATAACTCTCGGCGTCGTTGACTAAGTCTTCAATCAATTCATCCTCAAGATCGTCTTCAACGTCGATACCCAACCGACGCTTAATCTTCTCAAGTTGGATATCGTTCATTTTAGACCTCCTCCGCAGCCTTTAGAAGTTCTTCTAAATCTGCTTTTTTTGCTTTGGCATCGTACTCGACACCAGCTTCATCAAGTTTTGCTTTGAGCTCTTTGACTGTAAGCTCTTTTGACGGCTCGACTTGTTCGATACCACCTTTTTCAAGAACTTCTGCCACACGCTCTTTAGATGGCTCATAGCCTTCTCGTGGGTAAACTTCCCCGGCTTGATAGATATACTCGTTATCTTGCAAGTCACGGAATGTAATCTTAGCTTTATAGGTCATTTAAACCTCCTGACTAGACTCCTACTGGTTGGATCGCTGCAAATGCTTCATCATTCGGAATCGCTACGGCAATTTCAAAGATAGCACGGAGTGCTTGCATGTCTTGTTCAAACAAATGAACATCACCAGAATCAAGTGT